GCTGAAGGCAAAATTAAAAGGCTGATTATAAATATGCCACCTAGACATACAAAGTCCGAGTTCGCTAGCTACTTGCTGCCCGCTTGGATGGTGGGTAGAAACCCGAAGCTTAAAATTATTCAATCCACTAACACCACAGAACTATCTGTTAGATTCGGACGTAAAGCAAAACAACTTTTAGATAGTCAGGAGTATCAAACCGTTTTCAAAACTAGACTTAGAGAAGACTCACAAGCTGCAGGTAAATGGGAAACACAACAAGGTGGTGAATACTATGCAGCTGGCGTTGGCTCCGCGATCACAGGTCGTGGTGCAGATTTACTTATCATCGATGATCCACACACAGAACAAGATGCAATGAACAGAGATGCTATGGAAAGAACTTTTGAATGGTATACGTCAGGTCCTCGTCAACGTCTCCAGCCAGGAGGATCTATTATTCTAGTTATGACAAGATGGAATACAAAAGATCTAACTGGGTGTCTGTTAGGCGCGCAGCGAGAGGCTAAAGCTGATCAGTGGGAGATCGTAGAGTTTCCTGCCATCATGCCATCAGGTCAACCACTATGGCCAGAGTATTGGAAGTTAGAAGAACTAGAAGCAGTCAAAGCATCTACAGGTATACAAAAATGGAATGCTCAGTATATGCAGAACCCAACATCAGAAGAAGGAGCTATTATTAAACGAGAGTGGTGGCAACCGTGGGAAGAAGACTGGATACCTGCATTAAAGCACGTCATACAATCTTACGATACAGCGTTTGGTAAAAAACAAACTGCCGATTATTCTGCAATCACAACGTGGGGTGTTTTTTATTTAAACGACGATAGTCCTGCAAGTTTAATATTATTAGATGCAAAGAAAGGCAGATACGATTTTCCAGAATTAAAACAAGTTGCTATGGAGCAATATAAGTATTGGGATCCTGATACAGTTATTGTTGAAGCTAAAGCATCAGGTCAACCTTTAACAGATGAGTTAAGAAAGATGGGTATACCTGTTGTCAATTTTACGCCGTCGAAAGGAAACGATAAGCATACACGAGTAAATTCTGTTGCACCTTTGTTCGAATCTGGTATGATATATGCTCCGAACCAGGAATTTGCTGAGGAAGTCATCGAGGAGTGTGCAGCATTTCCATTTGGTGATCATGACGATTTGGTTGACTCGACAACCCAAGCTATCATGCGTTTTAGACAGGGTGGCTTTATTTTACATCCTGATGATGAAAAAGATGAGGCAAAACCTCAAAGGAAAAGGAATTATTACTGATGAAGTTATTAGAATTACTACAAGAAATGTTTGGCAAAAGTTACCTTAACAAAGTTATAGGTACAAAAACTAATATTAGTAAACCTATTAAACTAGATAAGAACAGTCCTTTTAAATTATATTCAGATTCGGCTTTTGATAATCCTGAAGTTTTAAAATTTATAGAAAAGAAACTATCGGAGTATGGTCCATATGCTCTGTCTAATAAAAATATGTCAGAAATGAAAAACTTTGAGATGAATTTAAGAAGAGCTTTAAACGCTAAAAAAGGAAAAACAGAAAAACCTGAAGCAGAGATCATAGACATTACAACACAAAAGAAAGTTGATGACACAGGAATTATGAAATTAAAATCAGAACTTGGTTTACCTGAAGGTGTTGAAGCAGGAAGTCTAGCAGACAAAGCTATCAAAGACTCGGCTCAATATAAAATGGATCAGCAAGGTGTAAAATCTTTATTAGATGAAAATTACAAACCACCAAAGACAACAACACTAAGTGAAGATGAAATTGCAGACATAGGCGCAAGAAATTACAGTGCTGGTGTAGAAGGAAAACGAAGAGCTGTTATAAGACAGATCTTATTAAATGATACACGAATTGATTTACCAGAGAATGTTAGAAACAGTTTAAAAAACTACGATGATTTAAAACGTGGTGGTGATCAAAACATGGATCCGTTAAAAGTTTTTGAAAATTATTACGAGAGAGATAATGAAGTGTTGGGCACACTAGATGGTATTATCGATACAGCAAAAAATGAACGTGAAGCAGCAGAGGAATTCTTATCTGCTGAAAATAATTTTAAAGTAAAAAAACCTGTTGTCAGAGAATCTCTAGACGACGAAGCAGTTGAGATAGAAGAAATAAAAAATCTTGACGACCCAGAAGATTTAGCTGAAGGTGGTAGACCTGGTAAAGGTGTAGACTATTTAATGGGGTTATAACATGGCCTCAGAACTTCTTAAAAACAGAGCACTCATACAAAAATTAAAAGAGCCAGAGATTCCTAAAGTTAATTTTGGTTTAGACGAAGTAGATGTAGAATTTGTTTTACCAGAATCAAAACCACAAGAACTTTTAGATATTCAAGAAGACGTTAGAATACAAAGACAAGAAGATACGATGAACAAAGCTCGTCCTTTTTTGATGGATGAGTCTGTAGATTTTATTGAGAGAGAAGAGTTTTCTGATGGAACAAAAGTAGCAGCAAAAAAATCATTACTTAAATTTGTAAACCCAAAATATTTAAAAGTTGCAGCTACTGCACCATCTACCCAAAATGTTTTAAAAAACATTGACGATACAGAAAAATTTTTTAAAAAATTTATGGAGTATAGAGATAAATTTTTTAGTGGTAACACAAGTGCTGCTCAAAAATCTCTTTTTCCAAATGCTGATGTATCATCAGGACCACAAATAATTCGAAAGATGAGAAACAAGTTAGGAATAGAAGGAGAGTTAAGCGTACAGCAAAGAACAAAAATTAAAGGACTTAAAGAAGGATTAACTTTTTCTGAGTTTAGAACAAAATTAGTTAAAGAACCTGATTTTCTAAAAAAGGTAACTAAAGGAGCTAACGTTAATAAATTTTATAACACAAGAGATTTATTTAATCTTTTTGGTATTACTACAGCAAAAGGAAACCCAAAAGCTGGTGAATACTTTACAGGTGAATTAAAAAAAGCTGGAGTAAACAGTAGACCAAATCCTGTCGGTGGTTCGGGTAAACAATATAAATTAAAAGACGTAATAAAATTTTTTAAAGAAACACCTAAGACAACACAATTAGGGAAAACACCAAAAGAAACTGTAGCTGCTAGAATAAAGGCGGAACAAAAATTAGATAAAGAATTATATAAGTTTAATAAAGTAGTTGTAAAAAATGTAAGAGAAACTGCAATAGCTGAAGATGTTTATCTACCTACAAAAACTTTATCTGCATCTGCTGGTGATCACATAGGTCATCCAGTGTCTGTGCAAATTACAGATAAAGCAGAGTTTAAAAATCTTTTAAAAGACTCAAATGTAAATAAAATAAATAGTTTAGTCTTTCAAGATGCTGAAATTAATATAAACGCTTTAAATAGAAGCACAGGTTATGATGTAAAATTTAATACTTACTTCAAAGAATTAAATAAATTTCTTAATAAACCTATAACAGAAAAAAATAGAGCAGAGCTAATTAAAATTAAAAATGATATGGACGGGCATTATAATAAACTAATTAATAGAATAAATAATATGTCTGAAAAAAATGAATTTTTTAAAGGCCAAGAAAAAAGAATTCCAAAGGTTACAATTAATATTCCTGAAGTTGGATCTAAATTTAAATCTTCTGATTTATTTGCAGATATGTCCACAGTTGATCCAGATTATAGATACGGTAAAATTCAAGAAATAAACCCTAATGCTAAACTTTTTAAAAATTTATCATTTGAAGAAAAACAACTTTTTAAACAAAATATTTATAGTCAATACAGTGATAATCTTAACGCTTTTTACAAGGCAGCTAAAATTCCAGTGCAAGATGTAGAGGAGTTTAGTGAGTTTATAGAAGCAGGTGGAGTTAAAGAAACAGTCGGTCAAAAAGATTTAATACCTACACAAGAATCAGGCCAGAAAAAATTAACTGCTCTTCAAGAAATTATGCAGGGGGGCAAGAATGTTGGTGTTGACCCGTCTCTTTTATTAAAAGCTGGCTTTGAAGAATTTGTAAAACCAACTGGTAAGTTTGCAGGTCAAGTCGCTAGAGGTGTAGGCACTGGAGCTGATTTTGCTATTTCTGCAGGTAAGGGCGCTACAGGTCTTGCAATAGGTGCGCTATTAGAAGCTGATCCAATTATTACTGGAATGTCAGAGGGAAAAACTTTTGGTCAGACAGCTAGAAATACATTTATAGGAGCTGCAATCGATGCCATCCCTGGTGTTAATCTAGGAAGTCTTAATGAAGATCTTATGAAACTTGCTGATACAGACGAGCAGAGAAATAAAATACAAAATTTAATTGAATATCAAAATGATGCTGACAGATTTAAAAAACGTTTTGCAAATTATCAATACTTAGAAGATAATCCTTTTGAGGCAGAAGGTATTGATTTAATAGAAATGGAAAAAAGTTTGTTGAATGAATACTTTGATTTACAATCAAGAAAAACAAACGTTATTAATAAAGATACTTTTGACACAGTAGAAACATTAGCGAAAAAAGAGGCCACAAATAGATTTGAAAATTTAAGAACAGGTCTTGCAGGAAAAATTTTTGGAGATTTTGCTATACAAGATCCAGATTTTATTGACAAGAAAACAGATCAAATTACAAAAGCATCCGTCGGTCAAGTAGGAGCAACAGATAGTTACACAGATAACTATAACTTTTTACCTCAACCAGAACTTTCACCAGAAGAATTAGATGAGATATATGAAAGTGGAATCATGGCCATGGCAAACGGTGGACGAATAGGTTTTGCTGATGGACCCATGGATCCAAAAAGAAGAGCTTTCATGAAACTCATGGCAGGAATTGCGTCCTTACCTATCTTTAGTAAATTTTTAGGAAAGTCAGAGGTTGCTAAACCTATAGTTAAGATTGCAGGTAGCTCTACTAAAATGCCGGACTGGTTTCCTGATATGATAAATAAAGTTATGTTTAGTGGTACAGGTAAAAAAATAGATGCAGATATTATGAAGTATGAAGTAAAAGAATTACCCGGCATACAAATTTATAGACATGACGATGGTAAAGTTTTTGTATCAGGCAAAAATGAATATGGAAAATCATATGAGATTGAATATGAACCACCAGGATATGAACTGATAGATGAGAAAACAGGCAAAGCTGTAAAAAAACCAGGTGAGTTTATTGCTCAAGAAGAAGTGCCTGTTAACGTAGACCCTGATGGTAACGCTGATTTTGACGTAGAGGTTCTTGAAGATTTAGATCAAATATTAGGACCAGACACAAGAGCTATGGAAGAATTTGCAACAGGTAAGAAAAATCTAGAAATGAAAAGAGGTGAGTTTCAAGTTGGTAAAGCTGAAGCTGATGCAGATAGAGCTATAGAGGAGGCAGCAGAGTTAGATGAAATTGACTAAAACTATACCCCCTAAATCAGGCCCTCAGTCTGAGGGGTTGCTTATTAATTATAATACTGTTAAACCTGTAAAACTGGAGAAAATAAATGGCAGACATAGACAAATCTCTTCCAAACGTAGAGCAAGAGATAAAAGTACCATCACCTGAAGAATTAGAAATTGCTGAACAAGAAGAGCAACAGAAAATTAATGAACAAGGTGAACCTGTAGAAGTTACAGAAAATGAAGATGGATCAGTAGATATAAATTATGATCCTTCAATAGGATCTGTTGAAGGTGGACAAAACCACTACGATAATTTAGCAGAACATTTACCTGATGATGTATTAGGAAGATTAGGGACATCATTATATCAAAATTATCAAGACTATAAAAATTCTAGAAAAGATTGGGAAAGATCTTACAGAGAAGGTTTAGATTTATTAGGTTTTAAATACGATAACAGAACAGAACCTTTTCAAGGAGCTTCAGGTGCAACGCACCCAGTTTTAGCAGAAGCTGTCACACAATTTCAATCATTAGCTTATAAAGAATTATTGCCGGCTAATGGTCCAGTTAGAACACAAATTTTAGGAAACCCTACTCCAGAAAAAGAACAACAATCACAAAGAGTAAAAGATTTCATGAACTATCAAATCATGGAAAAAATGAAAGAGTATGAACCAGATTTTGATTCACTATTATTTCATTTACCTTTAGCAGGATCTGCTTTTAAAAAGGTATACTACGATGAAACAAGCTCAATGGCTTGTTCTAAATTTGTTCCCGCAGATGATTTGATTGTTCCGTATACTGCTACCTCATTAGAAGATGCGGAGTCGATCATTCATCGGGTTCAAATATCTGAAAACGAATTAAGAAAACAACAAGTTGCTGGTTTCTACAGAGATGTAGATTTAAAACCAGGGCCAGTTAATGAAACTGAAGTACAAAGAAAAGAAAGAGAACTTGAAGGGCAATCAAAAGGCAGAGACGAAGATGTATTTAATTTATTAGAGTGTCATGTAAATTTAGATCTAGAGGGATTTGAAGACATGGGACAAGACGGTGAACCAACAGGAATTAAACTTCCTTATGTTGTAACCATTGAAGAAAATTCTAGAGAAGTTTTATCAATCAAAAGAAATTACGAAATAGGTGACGCAACAAAAAATAAAGTTGATTATTTTGTACATTTTAAATTTTTACCAGGACTTGGTTTTTATGGTTTTGGTTTAATACATATGATTGGTGGATTATCAAGAACAGCAACTTCTGCATTAAGACAATTATTAGATGCAGGAACATTATCAAACCTACCAGCAGGATTTAAGCAAAGAGGAATTAGAATTAGAGATGATGCACAATCTATTCAACCAGGTGAATTTAGAGATGTAGATGCACCAGGTGGTAACATCCGAGATTCATTCATGATGCTTCCGTTCAAGGAGCCATCACAAACTTTATTACAACTTATGGGCGTCGTAGTACAAGCAGGTCAAAGATTCGCTTCAATAGCAGACTTGCAAGTAGGTGAGGGTAATCAACAAGCAGCTGTGGGTACGACAGTAGCATTGCTAGAAAGAGGAAGCAGAACAATGTCTGCAATTCACAAAAGAATTTATGCCTCTTTAAAACAAGAGTTCAAGTTGTTAGCAAGAGTTTTCAAGTTATATCTACCACAAGAATATCCCTACGATGTTGTTGGTGGTCAAAGAATGATTAAACAATCTGACTTTGATGACAGAGTAGATATATTGCCGGTTGCAGATCCAAACATATTTTCTCAGACACAGCGTATTTCCCTCGCACAGTCGGAACTGCAGCTGGCAACATCCAATCCACAAATACATAATTTGTATCAAGCGTATAGAAATATGTATGAAGCTTTAGGTGTAAAAGATATTGATAAAATTTTAAAACGACCCCCTATTCCCGCACCAAAGGACCCAGCGTTAGAGCATATCGATGCTCTTGCTGGGCGTCCGTTCCAAGCTTACCCTGGTCAGGATCATAGAGCGCACATAACTTCACATTTAAATTTTATGGCAACTAATATGGCTAGAAATAATCCTATGGTTATGGCTGCATTAGAAAAAAATTGTTTTGAACATATTTCTTTGATGGCTCAAGAACAAGTTGAAGTAGAATTTAGAGAAGAGATGCAACAATTAATGGCTATCAGACAAAATCCACAGGCTGCGATGAATCCACAAATTCAAATGCAAGCAAAAATGACAGCAGAAAAAATAGAAGCAAGAAAAGCTCAACTGATTGCTGACATGATGGAAGAATTTATGAAGGAAGAGAAGAAAATTACCTCTCAATTTGACAATGATCCTATTGCTAAGTTAAGAGCAAGAGAATTAGACCTTCAAGCACAAGAAAATGCTAGAAAAAAACAAGAAGGTGAAGAGAGAATTAATCTTGATAAGATGAGAGCAATGATGAATCAAGAAAATCAAGACGAAAAACTTGAACAAAACGAAGAATTAGCAAAATTAAGAGCAAATACTTCAATCGAAAAGACAATTTTATCAAAGACTTTACCAAATGCTAAAGATATGGGCACAGGAGGAGTCATAATTAAGAGAGACGACTAAAATTGTCGACAAAATTTTAAAAAAAGAGTAAAGTAATTAACAAAGGAGCTAATATGGCAGAAAAAAACAAAAAAGACCTTAACCACGAAATGTTTACGAACAAAGATGGTTATGTTGAAGGTGGAAAAGAGATCGAAATGACTAATCCAGCTGAAACACAAGAACAAGAAGTTCAAGGTCAAGGAAAAATTTTAAAAGAGAAGAATAGAAAAGCTAAGTGGTACTAATATGGCTTGGTTTAGTTTAGCAAAAATTGCTTTACAAGCAGGAAGCAAAATTTACGCGAATAAACAGAAGACTAAAATGGCTATGTCTGATGCACAACTTATGCACGCAGA